CAATGCACTATTCCGAGTGATATTTCGGATGGTCTCGGTGGAAAGTCAGGTGTCGGTCGCTCGGATTACAGCGAGAACTCGGCCATCGCAACGGCATACAACAAGGCCGCCAAGAAGGTGAGCTCGAGATGGCGTGCGGTATACGACAAGTGGTCTGGCGAAGTCAGCCTTCAGAGGAGCAACGGCAAGAAGGGCAAGAAGATCCGATGGACTGAGCACTATGCCTTTGATGGTCCATCTCATTGTGCCAACTATGAGCGATGAAGACGCGAGCTCGAGTACCGATTGAGTGCGGGGAGCATGAGCAGTTCTCGGAAACACTCCCGCAATCGTTAATTGGCAAGCCCACCGCTGATGGATGGACGGTAGTAGAAGCAACAGCTGATGGACCGAGAAGGGTCTGGCTCACACTTGAGAAAGATGTTCCAGGAGAGGAAAAGGAATGACAGATCGAGACAAAAGACTACTCACCCACGTCGAGCATCCAGATGATGATCACTACTTCGATGAGATCAGCATTCGTCTGGCGGAGAGATGGAAGGAATCAGAACTCTCCGGTGATGAATGGCGTTTCACAGCTATCGCTGAGGTGATGCGCAAGGGGAAAGTCATCGTAACGCTCAGTGCTTCAAGACTTGAGTGGTTGCTGGATGGATTGAAGTGGAACCTCCTGATCGCCGGAGAAAATGGCAAACTCGACATGGAGGCGTTGGCTAGCACGAAAGAACTGTGCGATCAACCGAGCTGTAAAGAAGAGCCAACGGTGTTCTACAGGCGACTTCGTCGTTACACCAAGCAAGGTGATCTGTTGGCGCCGAGCGAGTACTCCGACGGAAAGGAGTACCGACAGTTCTGCACGAAGCACAAGCATCGAGGCGACTGTGCGTTGGACGACGCCGAGCACAACTACGAAGAAATTCCTGATCCGAGGAAGGGGTAATCATGGCTGTTAAAGACGAAGTTATGACATTCATGATCGAGGACGCTGAGCTGTATTGGAGGAACTTCTCTGGTAAGGAGGACATGTTCAACGCTCCTGGTAACAGGAACTTCGGCGTTTTCCTCGAACCAGAACTTGCCGCACAAATGGCTGCCGATGGATGGAGCATCGGATGGACTAAGCCGAGGGACGATGAACCCGAAGGTCGTCCTTATATTTCGGTCAACGTCAAATACCGGAATCGTCAAGGACAACCAATTCGTCCTCCTCGTATTGTGATGCTCACGTCGAGAAAGCGGAATAATCTCGGCGAAGATGACGTGGACATGCTCGATTGGGTCAACGTGAAGACCGTCGACATCATTTGTCGGGCATCGCATTGGAACGTCAATGGAAAGACTGGCGTGAAGGCATATCTCCAGTCGATGTTCCTAACGATCGAAGAGGACTACCTCGAGCGGAAGTATGCCATGAACGAATCGGCGATGGAAGACGATCCGGTGAGGTACGCATCAGACGAGGTGGATGACTAATGGGAAGGACGAAGGAAGAAATCAGCGAAGAAATTCAAGCATTGCTCGATGCTTTTCATAACGCAAGTATTGCGATAACAACTTCGCTGGAGCAATTCAAATCCGCCATGGAGACTGCGTCTGAGGCCCTCGAGCTGCTTGCTCCATATTTGAAAGATCTGGAGGAAGAAGATGGTGAATGAACCGAAAGACGAACGTTTCCGAAAGGCTGAAGAACGTCTCAAAAAGACAGTGGCTGAAGAAATTAAAGCCGCATATGAGCCCACCCCAGAAGAGCTCGCCGACATGCAGGACAAAAGCTGGACCAAGGAGATCCGTCGTGATGATGGGTTGAAAGAAGCTCCAACGCCCGAGTACGTTCTGATGATCTTCGAGACCGATGGCACAATTCGTTGGGCATATTTGGATACGCCGATTGTTCCTATTGATGCTCTTCAACCTGGAGAGATGGGGATGATTGTGCTCCCTATAGTTTCGAGGGCACGACACGGACACGGACAGGAAGAGGGATAATGACTGATTTGAGGCAAGTCGTTGGGGAAGGCATGGGCGCAGTAAGCGTATGTTGGACCACCATTGCTGATGCCGGAGTCTTTCAATCTGAGTTGGCGGCCGGAATTGTGGATGAGGTCGTTGCGTGGATCGAAGCGCACTATGAGCTCAAATCCGACGTGAGTGAGGTACTGGATTCGTCGATCGTGGCATGGATGGATCCATTGATGCACGACGAACGTGTTCGTCTTGAAGCGCTTGTGTTGGCTGTCCAGTCGATGGGCTTTCCTGAGCGCAATCAGGCAGGGAAAGTGGTCGAGAAAGCCGATACATTCGAACAATATATTCGTGCTGGTCGACGTCGTTTGACCGTAGATCAGGCAGCGGCCGGAATGCAAACGCCAGAAAAAGCCCGGCGGGAAATTTACGAAGGAGTTTTCGGAGTCAAGGATTACCCAGCCGAAGAAGGAGCAGTAGACCTCGAAGGGTGACGTAGAAAGGAGAAGTCACCAAGGTAATAAGCGGCGGAAGCCGGGAATAATCTTAATAACAACCCAACCCAAAAAACAACGAAAGGAAAGTCAATGCGTAAGATCCTAAAGACAATCGGAAAGGGCTTGGCAGCGCTAATCGTCGCGGTCCTTGCCTTCTTGGCCTTCATGGGCATCGCTCGAGCGGGCGACATGAGTGCGGCTAGCACCTGCACAGAGGCAACTGTTTCTTGGCACCTGCCCCCGGGAGATGTCTGGAAGCAGATCGAAGATGAAGGAAAGCTCGTAGCCGACCTGTATCACCCGGATGGAACGGTCGAACGAGGTATCCCTGTGAACGGCACCCGTCCCGCTACGCCCGGTGCGACATATCGGGTGGTGTGGCGTGATCCCACGGCCGTGGACTGGTCAGGAGAATGGGGCGATGCCTCCATCGTGGTTCCAGGATTGGCGGTATGTCCGTCGCCGGTTGTTCCTCCCCCGCCGGCAGATACGCCCCCTCCTGCACCTCCCGTTGAGGTTCCTCCAGTGGTCGTTCCTCCTCCGGCAGCTCCTCCCGTGGCACCGCCAGTTGTGGTGAACCCACCAGTGGTAGTGACGGAATGCGTGGAGAACTGCGTCAACCTTCCTGCGACGGGTAGGACCGGCAACATCATCATGCTGTCCATCGCCACGTTCTTGTCCTTCCTCGGATATGCGCTGTATCGAGTTGGTCGTCCTGTCGGATGGGTGTCGCCGCAGATGCGGTTCTACATTCGGTTCGTTCGGCCTCGAGTCATCTGGCTGAATGCCCACCTCGTGCTATCATTCCGGCGGAGTAATTTGTGGATGATGATTTTCACCCCGCCAGAGATGTACCAGCCCCAGCCCGCATGGGTTTATTCATATCGGCTTGCTAGCTAATCCACCCAACAGAAACACGAAACCGAAAAGAGGAATTCAATGGTTATGGAATTCGAACCATTCGTCCGCCGTCCGTTCAGGGTCGAGGCAATCGAGATCACACTCGAGAACATGTCCGAGATCGCAGAGCTAATCGGTGACGTACGGACCAAGGACGGAACCACGTTCATCGCAATCGATCGTCGGATCGTTCCCAATGTCAATCGGGCCTTCGCTGGGTGGTGGATGACCCGTCTCAACGACAACTACCGCTGCTACAACCCGAAGGTGTTCAGGGAGCAGTTCATCGATCAGGTCGAAGTGCTGGCCTTCAACTTCCCGGCGGACGAGCCGGAGGATGACGACTTCGAGTACGACTACGTACCGGAAGGAGAGGTAGAGCCCGCAGCGGCCGAGTGATCAAAGTTGGGTCCGACACGAAAAAAAAGGCCTCAGCCACCTGTTTGTCGGAATGTCTGTCGAAAGATATCGAGATCAACATTGGGTCCACCCGCCGGATCCTAAGAGGATTTCGCCCAACAGAATCTGTGAAGGAAAGCACAGCCAGCCCAGGGGTCTCGGACGGAGGCTTTTTGGGTGTAAAAAAAACTTCCCGGAGGGTACAGGGGTGGTGGAGTTCAGGCGCTTCATCACCCCTCCTCTGTCATATTCCTATTGAAACAGAAAGGACACAGAATGGCTTCACCAGAACTAGAGATATTGGAGCTCGCCGTCGAGGTGTGGGTGAAAGATACCACTAACTTAACCGACGAAAAAGTCAAAGCTCAGATTGCAGAGATGTATATCGAGGCTGAGAAGTTCGTCACAGAGCTTCAGACGAAATACCCGCATCTAAATTTCGTATTGGCTTAGACCAATGTGGGATGGGCGGTTAACCCAATTCGACAGAGAACACGTGAAAGGAAACGTAATGAGAGGTAAGAATCAGATTCCGGGATACGCAGAAACTCCCGTGGGCGATGGCACTTCGGTGTATTCGTATACCTGTCCGTGTGGTGCGGTCATGGCCATCGTTGGAAAGAAGAAGTATCACGCCAACACCTTCCTCGGCGCCGTGCGACTTCATATCGGGGTGTGTCAGAAGAGTGCAACAAAAGAATTGGCTGGATTGGACATGGAGGTGACATATCGTCAGCCGCAAATTCAGGCAACGCTGACTCCTCCGCCGGCAAATGGTACTACGCCTTTGGCTCCCCCGGTCATCGCACTTCCGATCGTTCCGACGACACGACATCTGCAGGAAGTTCCGAGACCAGTTCCAGAGATCACGCCCGCTGAGGGTGCAGCCACTTCCGTAACGGATACGAGGATGTGGGGAGGAGCAAGCGGTTCCTGATATTCGCTGGGTGACGACACAATGACCCGCCAACCCCACGGCGTCCGTTTGTCTAATGTAAATAACGTCGACGTGTTTCTCCTAATTCAACCCCTTCAGGAGGAGCGGAGGACGTTGGCCCACGAAGTCGCAAAAAATACAAGCCATATAATGAGAGGAGTCCTTTGGACTCTTTTCTTTTTTTTTCACTCACATCGACACAACCAAGAAAGGTAATTCAATGACAACCGAGCATGAAGTGGAAATGACGAACCAGGAACGACTGGCGAAGGAAGCAACGGAAGCCGGGTTCCCGTGTGGCGGATGGGTTCAGGACATCCGACCGGGGGTTGATGTCTTTCTTCCCGAGATCGACGCGACAAACGGCGACTACAAGTTCGTCACCGGGACGGTCATTCGTGTCAACACGAATACGGAGTTCGCATACTCTTTCGTTCTTCGCATCGAGGACGGAACGCAAATCGTTCTCTTCCACAGCGGGTCGTGGCCCTGCTACTTCCGTGAGCCAGAGATGAGCCCGTTGCTGAAGAACCTCATCGATTGGCTCGAGCGGTTGAAGCAGAATGCGCCGATCAAGGACGACCTCATGAACACGAAGTTCAAGAAGGAGGGCGAGGAGGAGCTCTTCATCAAGCGGCACGATCTCGTGGATGACGACGAGCTCATCATCAAGCAGTTCGATCATGGTGGCGTCATCGAGCACGTCGATCCGGAACTCGAGAAGCTTCTGGACGAGGAAGAGCTGATCGAGGAGGGACAAGCAGAAGAACTCCGTCGCGCAAGACTTGCGTCGGAGGGTGTGGACAGGCGTAAGAACATTCTCGAGCATCAAATGCCCGACGTCGACTGAGCGACGTTAAATAGCCTTTTAGGCTCAGAGCGGTGCGTGGGTGTCGCCACAAACAAAATGGGACTCGTCCACCCAGTTTGGCGACGGTAACAAGCGTTGACACCGAGTGCACCTCTACCCGCCGGAGGTGACTTCAGAGAACGCTGCCCACCACATAAGGGCGAAAGGCCCCATATTGAGGAGGTGTGTAATGTCCGACACGGGAGAGAAGCCCAAGAGCGACTTGATCACCATCGCCAAGTTCTTCGGCATCGCCGGCATGGGCGCGGTCGAGGAGATGAAGGCGTTGACGCCGGAGGACAAGGCGCAGCTGGGCGAGGGCATCCGCAACGGTACGTTCGCGTACTGATCAATGAGGTGCTAGGGATAATATGCGCCCCTACTGGCTGGTAGAGTCAGCCCACCTTGCACAAGAGCACCACCTAGGTTTCTGCTAGAGGTTTACCGGGTGGCTCAAACAAAACTTCTAGATGAGGCGCTAGAGGACGGAGGGCATCCGTAGCTCTACAGTCTGTGTTTCTCGGTTCGGTTGTACTTACCTAGAATGTCAGGCCGCCTCGTTTCGCAACCAACTAATCAACCAACGAAAGGAAAGCTAATGAAATTGGAAACGGCAGAAAGAATCGTGAACCTTGTCTGGAACAAGCCACGCAACACCGTCGAGGCGATCAAGATCCTTCGATACGAAACCCACTTCGACCTCGAGGAGGCCAGGGACTACCTCAATCGAGGCGAGATCGGCGGACAGGCGCTTCTGGTTCGTCTCGTTGCTGACTTTGTTGCGACCCCGGAAACTCAGCTGGATACGGCGAAGAGGATGGCGGCGTACTGGAACCAGCGCGTCGAAGAGTTGACGGCTGAGGTCGAAGAAATGGAAAGCGGGCTCGTTTCGGCGATGCGTGAGCGAGGAGCGATCACCGATGAGCGCTGACAACTTCTACGTCCTTCGTCGACATCCCAAGGGCGGATTTGCCTTGGTGATGGGGTTCGCATCGACCGAATCATTGGATGTTGACGTGCGGGATCACCATACGCAGTTTGCGTCGATCAGAGAGGCTCTGAGGGCCTTCTCAGAGGGCCAGGATCTCGTGAACGACGAGGAAATGTACCCTGAGTACTACTGCGAATACGGTCTGCGGGTACATCCGGAGCTCTTCACATCAACTCAAGAGCTCACCGCACGACTTCATTCCACGACAGACGCAATGGTGTGGGCGACCGAGTTCTGCAAGCTGTTTTTGGTGCTCACTCGGGAAGGATGTGTCCTTGGTGACGAAGGCACGATGGTTGGCTGGTTCGCCAATGCCATCGAGATAGGTCGTTCGGCAGGACAAGAGGTCACATCAATACCTCAAACCGGTTACGTCTACTACCGGTGCCAGAAGTGCGGGACAATGACGCCTCCGAAGCAGCTCGAACCGTCGGATGATCTCGGTCCTCATGACTACGACTGTGCTTGCTGGAAGGGACCGGTTTGGCAACGCGGTGTGTGGCGTCCTGAGGAGAGGATCCAGCCAGAGAGCTTCTTGGTCCAGGATCAAACGGGAAAGCAATACGAGATCCAAGACCACCTGAGGGGGGAATGATGAAGCAGGATCGACGCATCGTCACTTCGATGATCCTTCAGGTCACATCGATGCTGGCCTCGAGTGACGGTTCAATCCGAGTCACTTGTGGCGGTGATCAGCTCTCAGTTGGTGAGGTCGAGTTCGATTGGCCGATGGGGAAAGAGCCGCCGAGGATTCGTCAAGAACTTTGTATTCGAATAGAAGAGGAAGACAATCGAGCCTGAAAGGGGCTGATGAAATGACCATCAACGTAACGGAACTGGTTGCTGAACAGCTCGCTGACGGCGACTTCGTCCTCGAACTGAACGATCCACGCCGAGGGGGCTGGCTCGAGATCAACATCGCTGTCGAAGCGGTTGATACTCCTGTCGGTGACGGCCAAGTCGACCTTACTTGGGACGACGGTTTGACCGGCCGCTATTCCAAGGACCAACGGTTCCGCATTCGCTCACGCGGGTGCACAAGATCTGCTTAGGGCCTGTGTGACGCCCTGGCAGAGTAGCGGGAAGGAGGTGATAACGTTGTGACCGGCGGCTAAAGCCCGCCAATGGTTGGGGAAATTACAGCACAGTTGTGGAAGGGCTCCGGCTGCCCCCGTCGGGGTCCTTCTACAGCGCATATAATTTTTGTCCTCGCATGGATTACATGGAATATAATGAGTACTGACCGAAAGGACTGTAATGACCGCTAATCAAATTCGAGCCGCAATATACGCCGAGTATGAGCGTGTAGCCGCTGAACTGAAGGAGAAGATGGAAAAAGAAAGCAAAACCGATTATGAGGTGATGCTTGATAATCCATTCCTCGCCGGACAAATTCACGTGCTAAACAACATAACTCGTGCCGCGATGATGGCCAAGTGATTGTAATCCAACAGAACAACCGAAGAACTCAAAAGGAGAGTGCCTAACAAGCATTCTCTTTTTTGTCTCGCATAGATTACAACGCATATTATGAGAGAAACCAACCATTAAAGGAGAATCATAATGACTAGGATCGAAGAGATCTTGACATTTGTGTCGGCTGAGATGGAGGCTCACGATATCGAAGACACCGTCGAGAATCGCCTCGCATTCCTAGAAGGAGTGCAAAAGGCGTGGAACGAAGACGAAGAAGTCAATATCGAGAAGACCTTCTACCAACTGGCACTCATGGGCGAGATCCACTGTCTGAGGTTGAGACTGATGTTCCCCCGAATCATGGGGAGTTGAACCCAAAAGCGAAGTACCACGAACACGGTATTTCGTTTTTGCCCTCGCAGAAAATACACGCAATATAATGAGAGAAGAACCCCGACTAATAAGGAGCACATAATGAAGAATGTCGTGAACCGCAGCAGGAACTTCGTTCGTCGCAACCGCAACACCATTGTTGCCGTGGGAGCACTGGGAACAGTGATCGTCCTGCAGCAGCAAGGGATTCGGTCGTTGAACGCGTTCCTCAAGGACAACGGCTTGTTCGAGCAGTACTACCTGCCCGAGACGGAAGTCTGATCGCAAAGCCAAGACCCCACAAGGGTTTTGGTTTTTCTCGCATGAATTACAGGCCATATAATGAGAGACCTACTATTAAGGAGAGAGCAATGAAGAAGTTCGATCGTATTAAGAAGTTTGTCGTAGATCACCAAGAGGGAATCGTAATGACCGGCGTTGTTGCCGGCGCGGTAGCTCTGTATGCAGTCGCATTGAAACTGGCCATCAACCAGTACAATGACGAACTCGCATTCGAGCAGGCGCGCCAGAACAAGCTGATGGATGCGGTCACTCGTGGAGACACGATACTTCCCAACAGCGACGGATCCTTCTGGATCCTACCGAAGGCAAGTTGAATCAAAAGGAGAGTACCAAACAGGTATTCTCTTTTTTTCTTTGATGGGAGAAGAAATGACAGCCAAAGGTCTTGAGAACTATCTGAAAGAAGTAATAGCAGCAGGCGAAATTGTCGTAGCCGAATTGTCAAAACACGGTTGGGGTGATTTGCATTATCAAGTAGATGCCCCACAACAACAAAGTGTCCGAGAGGCCATCGAAACATGGCGAAAGGTGGTACCAGAAAATGAAAGTCGTTAATTGTGAAGGTGTTCGGAGAGATCGAGACGGGGCCAAGTACTGTGGACGTCCTGGCCCTCTTGGGAATCCATACACCATGCTCACCGAAGCTGATCGTGACTCTGTGTGTGATCAGTATCAGGTGTTCTTCGATTGGAAGATCCAAACTGATTCTCGATTCCGTAAGATGGTGCTGGAATTGCAGGGATACGACCTGGCTTGTTGGTGCGCACCGAAGAGGTGCCATTGCGACACCATCCTTGCGTGGTTGTTGAGTGACGACGCCAAGATTGTCGATACTCCTCGAGTGACTCGACTGAAGAATGGCGATTGGTCGTTTGGTCATGCTGGGACACACGAAGGGAATGGGACTGAGGATTGTCCAGCTGAACCACATCACCACCATGACATCTTCTGTGCCGATCCGACCTTTTACGAATTGCATCTGGCAGGAATTGATCACAAGAAGTTCAAGGTGAGGAGTAGAGCGTGAGCGATGAATTAGGGAAACTAACTCCTTGTGTGAACGAAAAATGCGATCGTATGGCGGTGGCGTTGTATTGTTGTATAGGATGTCAAATTAATACTGGGGCATGGCATACTGATGATGAAGCAGTTCATTCTCTTTATTGTCATGATCGTGAACAACGGCGACTAGCTTCTATTCAACAAGCAGCTGTTGTACAAGCACAAGAAGCTTCGCCAGAAGGAGTGTGGTTCGTATATGGGATTGATACTATGCCGTATCCCATAATGGTGAACAAAGACGAGGTGGACGCACGGCGATTTGCGAATGAGCTCGGCTATTTCGTATATGTAAAGTTCTGGCCATTCGGTGTGAAATTCGACGAGATTGATTTCGAGGAGGGAAGATGATACAACCTAGAGACGCAGTATTTGATCATTTCGGTTGGTATTTTCGAGTGTATTACGGGTCGACTACCAGACAACAACGCATGTTTACTACGAGGGTCAATGGGCTTCGAGGTGTGAGCCATGGTGTAACCCTTCGACTTCGTGGTGATAAATGTGTAGGTATGCAAATTCGGAAAAACGCTAAGGAGGGAAGATGAAAGCTTTGCTTGTTCTTTTGATGGAGTTTCCAAATGACGGGTCTTGGGAGGAACTGAACGAGACGTTCACGGCGTGTCAAGAAGTTCCCTATGCGGGAGAACGGTATCTGGTCCTCGGTGAAGAGGACATGGAGGGCATTCTGCAGATAGCCAAATACAAGATCATTGCGAAGGAGGGTACTAACAAGGACGGAGTGGTTGGCACAGAGATTTCTATAAGGAAGGAAACGGATGGATAAACTAACACTTAAGTCAGGCAAGGATCGCTGTCCGAATTGTGGGGAACCTACTACTTCTGCCTGCTCAATCATTGGAGAAGGGCCAGAGGCTATTCGATGCCCCAACTGTTGTGACCATCCTAAGCCACATTTCATGACTATTAAATTTGGAGAGGGAGATGAGTAATGAAAGCCCAAGTTCGTATAAAACGCGAACAATTAGAAAAGGCTTCCGACGAACAGCAAGAGTATCTGTGGCAGTACCCAAACACTGCTCCTGGTCGGTGGCGAGTAACTCTTTTAACGTCTCTTGATACTGGCGACATGTTAGTCTTCATAGAAGGAGACACAGAGCCGGTTCAAGATTGGCTCAAAGTAATCATGCCAATAGCTGAATTATGAGGAGGTGAGTAATGGAATTGATGCCGCACCAGAAGGATGCGATAACCAAGCTAAGCAATGGCAAGATCCTGTGGGGTGGTGTCGGCACTGGTAAGACGATAACCGTATTAGCTTATTACATGGAAAAGGAAGCACCGAGGGACATATATGTCATCACAACTGCCAAGAAACGAGACTCCCTTGACTGGGAAAGAGAAGCAGCAAAGTTTGGGATCGGTACTCGCAGAGATGCAACCGTGGCAGGTCGACTTGTTGTTGACTCTTGGAATAATATCAAGAAGTACACCGGAGTCGAGGACGCCTTCTTCATCTTCGACGAGCAGAGGCTCGTTGGTGCTGGTGCATGGGTCAAAGCGTTCACTAAGATTGCCAAGAAGAACGGCTGGCTCCTCCTCACGGCCACACCTGGAGATACTTGGATAGATTACATTCCGGTATTCATTGCAAATGGCCTGTATCGTAATCGGACGCAGTTTCTAAATGAGCATGTGGTGTACGCACCGCACACTCGCTTCCCGAAGATCGTCAGATACATGGACGTGCGGACGCTCGAGAAGTACCGGAACATGCTCCTTGTGGAAATGCCATACACCAGTCACACCAAACGTGTCGTTGAGTGGGTAGAGGTCGATCATGACCATGAGGCTCTGAGAAAGGCGATGAAAGAACGATGGAACCCATACACAGCGAAGCCAATCCAAGATGCGGGAGAGCTATTTCGGGTTATCCGAAGAATTGTCAACTCATCTTCAAGTCGTCAGGAAGCCCTGGGGACACTATTGCGTGCGCATCCGTCAATCGTTGTATTTTACAACTTCGACTACGAACTCCGATTGATAATCGACTACCTCGAGAGTATCTCGTACCCCTACGCCCAGTGGAACGGCCATCGTCATCAACAGATACCGGAGGGTGATAAGTGGGTCTATGTGGTTCAGTATGTGGCAGGAGCTGAAGGCTGGAACTGTACTGAGACGGACTCGATGGTGTTCTATTCGCTGAGTTATTCGTACAAGAACTTTGAGCAAGCTCAGGGGAGAATTGACCGTTTGGACACACCTTTCACGACGCTGTGGTACTACGTATTTGTATCTGATTCCATAGTTGATAGAGCTGTCAGGAGTGCCTTGACGGGCAAGAAACTGTTTAATGAGAGGCGTTGGGCAGTGCAAAATCTAGGTGATTGGGAGTGAAAAAGTAGGTATGTGGTTTGAGTTTAGTAGGTACAAACCTATCCCGTTTTTCGCATTTTTTGAAATTTTTGAAAAAAGGTGAAATTTGGGCTCTGAGAAGGGGTCAAAAAGTGGGTCGAAATGGACGAAGAATTGGGCGTAAAATGGGCGAAATTGAGGGGTGTTTCGGAAGGCCAAAAACGCTTTTTTTAAGAATGTGAAAAAAATTGAATTTTGCATACCTACTAGACCCAAACCACATACCTACTGGAAATGGGTGCAAAAAAGACAAAAATAGCCTCTGACCTGCGCTTTTGTATTTTACGCACAGTTGGTATGTGGTTTGTTGTTTGGAGTAGGTACAATGTCACAAATTCGGGTCTAAAACTTTCTTTGTAAAACACGACCTTGTACCTACTCTAGTTGGTATAAACTTAGCTCGCGCGTACAGAGAAAGTAGGTACAACGTTGTAAAAATGAAAAAAGTTTTTAGGGTGTTTTCTGCGCTTTGTACCTACTACAAAGCACAAACCACATACCTACTCGATTAAGGAGAGTGTATGGAAAGCGTCGCAGAAGAAAGATGGAACACAATTTTAGACTTCCCAATGTACGAAGTTAGTAATTTTGGGGAGATAAGAAACAAAGATTCTGGTAAGGTTTTGAGGCAGAGTAAGAATGGGTATGGGATTGTAAAAGTTGGCTTGTTCAGAGAAGGGTTTCGTACTTCTCGTAGTGTGGCGTTGTTGGTAGCCGACGCATTTGTGTTCGGTCGTAACGACTTGTGTAATACCCCCATCCATTTAAACATGGATCATACTGACAATCGTGCTGATAATTTGAGATGGCGTCCGAGATGGTTTGCGTGGAAATATTCACAGCAATTTGATCGTCCAAGAACCGAGCTTACTTCAAAGCCTATTTATGAACACTTAGATAAGGTTTGGTATGATGATGCTTTTGAAGCGGCCATGGTAAATGGTCTTCTTGTTCGAGAGATCATAAAATCCATTCACACAACACAGTTCCAACCAGTTTGGCCAACAATGCAACAATTTTCTTTTCTTGGTGAGTAGGTACAATGTCGTTGTAAAAACATGGGATATAATAGGAGGGAGAGTGTGTTTTCTATCCATTTCGTTTTTGTGAGGTAAAACATGCTTGAGAGCGCCTATCAATTGGAAGTGATCAAAAGATTAAAGGCCGAGTTTCCTGGTTGTGTCGTGATAATCAACGACCCAAGGAGAACACAAGGAATTCCCGATCTTTTAATTTTGTTTGGTCCTAACTGGGCCATGTTAGAGGTAAAGGCCGCCTACAATTCACCCTCCAGAGCCAACCAGTCGCATTATGTCGAAGACTACGGACGTATGTCTTACTGCGCATTCATTTTTCCTGAGAACGAAGAGGAGATATTTAATGAACTTCAATTCGCACTCTGCAATCGAAGGTAAGCATGCACTTTTGAGCCCTAGTTATTATCATTGGATCAATTATACCGAGCAGAAATTAGACGCTCGATTTATAGCGTTCAGAGCAGCCGCTCGAGGAACTGCTCTTCATGCGCTGGCACACCAAGCGATTCGTCTTGGTGTCAAACTTTCGAATGCAGATAAGACATTGGCTGCTTATGTCAGAGACGGTATTGGTTATAAGATGGCTGTGGAGCAACCATTATATTACTCAGACAATTGTTTTGGAACAGCCGACGCCATTTCATTTCGTGCTAATACTTTGAGAATTCATGATTTGAAGACGGGTCTTAATCGTACATCCGAGAATCAACTTTATGTGTATGCTGCGTTGTTCTGTCTTGAGTATGGATTATCTCCTTTTGAAATCGAAATAGAATGCCGTATTTATCAGGATGGCGAGAAGAAAGTATATGTTCCTGAGCCACAGCACATTCTTCGGATAATGGATACCATCATCGAGTTCGATAAGCGCATCGAGTACTTGAAGGAGGCGATCTAGTGCATATCAAAGAAGAAGATTATCTAGCGCACTATGGAACCCTTCGCAGAAGTGGACGGTATGAATGGGGTTCTGGTGGAAATGAATCAGGTAGTGCCCCACGTAATATGACTTTTTTAGATACAGTGACGGATCTTAAAAGGCGAGGTCTCACAGAAGTAGAAATTGCTAAAGGTCTTGGTCTTTCCACAACCGAGCTTCGTGCGAGAAGGACTATCGCTAGAAACGAAGCAAAGCAAGCGGAGATTGCGTTTGCAAATCGGCTCAAGGCAAAGCAAATGTCTAATGTTGCTATTGGTGAACGAATGGGTCGAAATGAATCCTATGTTCGATCTTTGCTTGCTGAGAATGCACAAGAGAAGGCGGATATTCTTCTTAATACAGCGAATGTTCTCCAGAAGCGAGTTGATGAGGTAGGGTTCCTTGATATTGGGAGTGGTGTTGAGCATCACCTCGATGTTAGTTCGACTAAGTTGGCGGCATCTGTAGCCATCCTTAAAGAAAAGGGCTATCGAGTTCATTCAGTAAAAATCACTCAGTTGGGCACTGGACTTGAAACTGAGATGAAGGTATTAACTAAGCCTGGGACTACTCAAAAAGAAGCTTGGTTGAATCGAGATAATATTCGTCAGATCCAAACCTTCTCAGAAGATGGCGGTCGTTCGCATTTTGGTTTGCTTCCTCATATTTCGATCAACCCAAAGCGCATTGCGGTTCGATACAAAGAAGAAGGCGGAGATGAAGCGGATGGCGTGATCTATGTTCGTCCTGGTGTCAAGGATGTTTCTTTAGGTAATTCTAGGTACGCCCAGGTTCGTGTTGCGGTTGGTAAAGGACATTATCTAAAGGGAATGGCAATGTACAAAGACGACCTTCCGGACGGGGTCGATCTGATGTTCAATACAAATAAATCAGATACTGGAAACAAACTTGATGCTTTGAAGCCGATGACTGAGGATATGGACAATCCTTTCGGTGCGGTATTCAAGCGTCAGATAACTGAGTTAAAGCCCGATGGTACGAGAAAAGTTACTTCTGCTATGAACCTTGTTAATGAAGAAGGTGATTGGTTGAAGTGGTCTCGTTCTATTGCGCCTCAAGTTTTGTCTAAGCAGTCTCCTTCTTTGGCGAGAACTCAGTTGGATATTACTTATACATCCAGGAAGGATGAACTTGAGGAAATTCTAGCACTTACGAATCCGACCGTTCGTAAGAAAATGCTTAAGGATTTCTCTGATGCTACAGATGCGGCGGCAGTGCATCTTAAGGCGGCAGCTTTACCTAGGCAAGGTTGGCACACCATATTACCGATGAGTTCGATGAAGCCTACCGAAATTTATGCGCCTAACTTTAATGATGGTGAACGAGTAGCGCTAATTCGATACCCCCATGGTGGAACATTTGAGATCCCTGAATTGGTTGTCAATAATAACAACCGAGGCGCAAAGAGGCTTTTAGGTAATGCAAGAGATGCGGTTGGAATTCATAGTAGTGTGGCTGAAAGGTTGTCTGGTGCGGACTTCGATGGCGACACCGTTCTTGTAATTCCGAATAATGCTGGAAAGATAAAATCAACCCCCGCTCTAGAAAAACTTAAGGGCTTTGATCCCAGGACAGAATACAAGGCGTATGAGGGCATGAAAGTAATGGACGGCCCTACTAAGCAACGAGAGATGGGTAACATTTCAAATCTAATTACAGACATGACTATTCATGGAGCAAGCACACAAGAACTTGCTCAAGCAATTCGACATTCCATGGTTGTTATTGATGCGGAAAATCATAAGCTTGATTATAAGCGATCCGCGGTTGATAATGGAATTGCTAAGTTGAAAGAGAAGTATCAAGGTAAAACTACTGCTGGTGCATCCACCTTAATTTCTAGGGCTGGTGCTAAGGTGATGGTGCCAGACAGGAAGCTTCGTCTTGCGTCAGAAGGCGGCCCAATAGATCCAGTCACAGGGCGCAAAGTATTCGTAGAAACAGGTAAGATTAACTTCAGAACAGGTGGCCCTAAGTTAACCAGATCTAAGAAGCTGGCAGAAGAGGAAGACGCACACGTTCTTTCATCAGGTACCCCTATTGAGAGACTGTATGCGGACCATTCTAATAGATTGAAGGACATGGGCAATCAGGCGCGCTTAGCCATGATTAATACCCCCGCCCTAAAGTATTCGGCCTCTGCTAAGAAGGCCTATGCAAACGAAGTAGCTTCTCTGAATGCTAGCTTGAATTTAGCAATTAGAAACCGCCCCCTAGAAAGACAAGCACAGGTCTTTGCTAACGCCATCATCAAGGCCAAGAGGGCTGCTAATCCTGGTATGGATGAGGCTTCATTTAAGAAGATGAAGTTTCAAGCATTAGAAGAAGCCCGTAATCGTACCGGTGCAAGGAAAGCAAAGATTGTAATCAGCCCCTCTGAATGGGATGCTATACAAGCAGGCGCCATCATGGACACTAAGCTTAGTACAATTCTTGACAATGCGGACATTGATGTGGTTCGACAATTAGCCACCCCACGTAGAGAGATTAAGATGACACCAACTAAACTGTCTCGTGCCCAAGCAATGTTAGACTCCGGCTATACTAGAGCTGAGGTTGCTGCACAGTTGGGTGTCTCACTAACTACACTTGACACAGCAACTAATGAGTAAGAAGAGACAATGACAATGAAAGGAAGAAAGAGCTAATGAAAGTTTCAATGCTAACAACTGTTGACAATCCTCACAATCCTTTTGACGATTACGATTCTTGGTCCGCCTATGATTTAAGGGCAGGGTACCATACGGCAGGGTTCCTTGCTAGAATTTTAATTACTTCTGACGAGCTCTCAGAAGAAGATCAGAACATTGCTAATGAATTAGCTATTGATGAGATTATAAGAGAAAATGTTTTGGGCATCTATCGAAAAGTCACCCGAGAAATGACAGAAGAAAGTTCAGTTTAATCTGGGGACGCTCCTTACCGGGGGGAGGGTCTCGTAAATTCCGCCCCCCC